GTTTACTACTGCCATTAATCTAAAAAGAAACTTCTAGCTTCTATCTCCTGTTTTAATTCTTCTTGAAACGTTGTGTTAAGTTTTTCTAACACAGCATCTAAATCTCTAACTAAAGACTGTGCTACATCTTCTTCATACTCTGAACTTGCTCTAGTTAATGTTTGTACTATTTTTGCCATTATCTTCTTCCTCCAGCATGTATATCTAATCTAAAAGTTCCTAGTTTCCAACTAGTGTCAACAGCTGTGTTTGATATTGTAAGAGCTATAGCTCTAGCTCTTGCTCGTGTGTCTACTTTTGTTGTGCCAGATGTTATAGTAAAAGGCCCTAATGATGAACTGGCAGATGTGTCATTAGGATAGTTTCTTAAATCTAATTGTACAATAGAGCTTCCTTGTTGAGATATAAAATCAGGTATAATTCTACTTACTCTCATAATGTTTTCACCATCACCTCTAAGATCACCTAAATTAGTTGCTGCTCCTCTAACAACTTTTTGTGTAATGTCATAATCACCAGAAGTAATACTAGCAGGAATAGCTGTTGTTATTCCTAGTCTTACTTGATTAACTCCTGTTTCGTGTTCATAGTAATATGAAATTCCTTCCGTGTTTCCTGTTACATCAAAAGATGTATCTGTGCCTGCATCGTATTGAGTTGCATGAGGTAAACCAAATACAGCCGAGTCTTGCCACGTAGTTCTAATAAATAAAGAACTTGCATTTACAAACCATATTGGTCGTTTAGCTGTAGAATCTAAATAACTATATGTAACTGATTGTGTGTTAACATTAGAACCAGCTTCTGGATAAAACCATGTAACCTCACCAAACAAGTTATTAATTCCTGCATATACCATTTGATTAGATGTTGTATTTAAATTGTCATAAACATAATCTTCAACCAAACAGTCCATAGACTCTAGTTTACCTGTGTATCTAAAAAAACCATTGTCAGACATCCAGTACGCAGCACCATCAACTTCAACAGCTGCATTCTTACCTATCAATCCACAGTTAGTTCCTACTTGTTCAAAGGCAAATGTAAAAGGAGTTCCAACAAAACGCATAGTAAATAGAGCTGTGTCTGTCCAAACATATAATGCATTTCTACCAAGTTTAGCACCCATGATCCGTGATCCGGCGGCCAGTCTTTGTGTACCAGCACTATTTTCTGCTGTAGGTGTGTAGTCATTAATATCTTCTTGAGATGAAAATCTTATAAACATATCATCTTGTGTTGCTTTGTTACCAATAGTTGTTTCTGTTCCAAAAAATACTAAGTGACGATCGGGAGTAGATACTAACATATCCCTAGATGCAGTTGGTGCACCTGATATAATTGTAGCTCGTGTAGTTGTAGCATTGGTTAAATCTGAGTTCCATTCAAAACATTCACCATTAAATATTAATGCAATAGCTGTGCTACCTAAATTATCTATAGACCACATACCCGGTTCTGCAACTTTATCAGTAGTAGCAGATGCTTGACCCCATCCTGAAAAACTACTGTAATTAGTTACAGTAGCTCCGTTACTGTGAGAAGCATTAGTTGTGCCTCTAACATTTCTAGTTATCCCTGTAAAACTAGTGGCTGTAATGCCTGTGTAAGAAATTTCTTCATTATCTACTTTAATAAAATTTGTTCCGACGCTTGGAAATCCTGTGGTACTGGCTACATTAATTGTAGTTCCAGTTCCACCAGTTCCGGCAGAGTCAGCATTTAATGCTCCATTTAAAGTTGTTGTCTGTGGGTTGGTTACTGTACCACCCCATTGAGATATACCATAACCAAAAACTCCAACCTGGTCAGGTGGTCCTACATGATAGTATTGAAAATAAGTTATGCCCCCAGAAGTAGTTGCTCCTGCTCCTCCTTCGTTTCCAGGCATTGTAATAGTAATAGTGGTTCCTGTTGGTGTTGATGTCACCATAAATTTTTTATCACAAAAATCTGCGGCACCAAAGTTTGAACCCGTAATAGCACTAAAAGTAGTTGTGTCACCAAATAAAATTATATCACCAGGTTGAAAATTATGTGCTGATGAAAAAGTAATAGTTACAATAGGTGATCCATTAGACGTGCTAAATGCATTTGTAATAGCTGTTCCTAACGGATTAGTTAATGGATGTATATCATAATATACTCCCCCTGTATAAACGTATAAAATTCTATTAGTACCAATTAAAGAGTATTTAATACCTATTTTATTAACCATGTGATGCAAACCTCTAGCTGCACCTGTTAATTTACTATCTCCTAATTGATTCCAACCACCAATTTTTTCTGGTGTACCATATCTAAAACGAACATTTTCACCACCAGTCCACTGAGATTCAGCACCTGTAGATGTTACTTGTTTGTTAAACCCTGGTAAAAATCCTAATTTTTGTAGCATAATAGACCTTTATATAAGGGTTTTTATTCTTTTGGTAGTATAATATTAAACGATTTTATTGTAGTTTTATTAAGTAACATTAAAATTTATTATACATCTAGTTCCTTTAGTAGGTTGTTCAGCCGTATGCCACAAAGAACCATTAAAAGTTAATATTGTCCCCTGCTTAGGAGTAATTCTTTTCCATTCTTTTTTGTTTTTATAAATAACAGTATCTCCGTCAGAGTCTAATAAGTAATAAATAAAAACTGTGTGTGGGTCATCACTATCTGTATGCAATGGATCTCTTTTTCCTACTAATTTTTGATTTAATGGCAACTGTAAAAAAGCTCTAGCCGATGTAATATTACCTTTTATAATATGTCTAAATAAATCTAACATATTAGCTTGTTGAGATATAGCTTTACTATCACCTATAAATACATGACCAAAAGCAGGAGCAAAGGATCTGCTGTTTTTAAAAGTTACATTGTTTAAATAATACCAAGGAAGTTTAGATAAAACAAAATCTTTTAATTGTTCTTGAACTGCTTTACTAAGAGCGTTCTCTATAATTTTCATAAAAAATTATTATGGTGTTGGTGGACCCCATGCAAGAGTTTCAGGATTCCACTCATAAGTATTTTGTGGAGTTTGATGATCTACACCTTTCCACATTTGCTCTTCTTCATCCCACCAAACGCCGTAAGGTCTTTCATTTCCGTTATCAGTATATGTATCAATTGTAGGGTATGGAACTGGAGCTTGCCAGTCATCGTTATCGTCTAGACTCCATGATGCAAAAGGTTGTTGTTCCATAAATTTATCTTTAGAATAATCATATACATTTCCTACGCCTGCGTATTTTTTTCTTAAGCCATTTTGAAATGTTTGTTTCCAAGTTCCACCTTTAAACCAGTTAACACACCATGCTTCTCCATCAGCGTGCATTGGGTTGTCTTTTAGTGGACCATCAGCAGTAGCTATATCATCTCCTACTGCAACGACTTGTACGACTCTCCACACTGATTGTGTGTTGTCAAATGGTGCGTCTTGTTTTTCTAATTGTGTAAAATATTGTGCCATATAAAAATATACCGTATCCTTTCAATATTGTAAATAACTATATATCAAAAAATTGTATCCTATTAAGCCTTAATTTAGGGCAATCTCTTGCTTGTATTTTACCTATAAAAAATACTAAAGTCAACCTGTCTTCTTTAGGGTTACAATAAATATTGTCTACACCATGCCATTGAAATCCATCAAAAGCTACCAAAGTATTATATATATTATTAAAGGTATGTGTTTTTGTAAATTTATTTTCTAAAGAAACCATTTCTTTTTTGTACTGACTTAGGTTTATTTTATTTTTTTTATAAAAATCTAATTTAGTTTTAATTGCACTTTCGTTTTTAACGGGTTCTTTTTTAGGTGTATACAAAGTTGTGCCGCTTTCAGGATAACTTTGTTTATTTAAATATATTAGACCCCCTAAAGAAACGCCGTCGTGATGTATCCAACCTTTGTTTTTTATATCATTTAATGATTTTGAATAAGGTTTAATTTTATGAAAACCTAAATAAGTGTCAGAGTAACCAATGTTTTGAAAGTCTTCATAATACATTGATAGTATTGATAAGATAGTTGTATTAAAAAAATTATAGTTTACTTCAGCTAAATTTTTAGTTCTTTCTCCTGGGTAAGAACCTGTTTTTGATTTTTTATATTTAAGACTTTTTGCAAATTTAACAACTTTATCGGGTTCTTTAAAAAAGTTATTTATACTTGTTGTTGGAAATATGTTCATTACTATTTAAATTCCTCTGATAATCCTAGCATGGGTCTGCCGTCATATTTGTTTTTAGAACCAAATTCATTGTAGTGTAAAAATACTTGACCAGATATATCACCTTGAAATTCTTCTCTCCAATGTTCCATTTTATCTCCACTATATATAAGTAAATCACCAGGAGTTAGATCAACTTTAAATCCATCTTGAGCAAGATTATTTGTAGTGTTTAAATATATAGGCCAAGGATCTCCACCTAAATTTACGGTAGCGGATATAGCACACGAACTTCTATCTTTATGTCTAAATAAAATATCACCTTGTTTATATAGTCTTGCATAAGAATATGTTTCAATTAATTTTGTTTTTGTTTTCTTTTCAATTGTATCTTTTAAAAACATTAACAATGTTTCCATCGCATGGTCTGAGTAAATAGAATATGTATTTGGAATTTGTTCATCTAAATAAGAACCCATCGATCTATCATACGGTGAAAGAAATCTTGTTTTTTGCAAATGATCTAATACTTGTTTTTTAAGTTTTAAATAATTAAATAAAAAATTAGCTACGTTTTTGTCTAATGCTTTTTTAACAACTTCAAATTTATATTTTTCAAATTTCATTTCTAACTTTCCTTAACCATTCTTTGTGTGGAATATAACTGTATGTATCTTCATATTTTATCTGTATTAATTCTTTAAAATTATTATTAAGCATATTATATTGTTTTTTTATTTTTTCAAGATTTATTAATCCTAAACCATGCATGACTACAATATAGTGTGCTTCTCTAAATAAGAAGTATTGACTTTTACAAAAATCTTCGCGTATAGGTAGTCTAGTTTTAAACACTTCTAATCTGTCTTTTAATGAATCAGGCATTATCTGAGTTTTCCAAAATATTTCTTTTTTAGGTGTTATGTAATGGAGACATATAAAATCTCTTATGTTTAACATAATGTCTTCCATTGTATTATTAAATTTATCTATAGTGTTTTGATTGTAATTAACTATATAGTGTGAAAGTAAATGAGCTTGTTGTATAGAAGTACCGATAGAAGATGCCTCTAGCGGCTCTACAAAGTTAGCGCTTAACCCTACAGCAAAACAATTTTTTATCCACGACTTTTCTAAGTATCCAGGATCAAAGTTAATTTGTTTTTTAACTTCTATTTCTTTTTGTAGTTTTTGTTCTACTTCTTTATGAGCTTGTTCTTTAGTAATTACATCACTATCAAATATATAACCATTACCTGTTCTACCCCATACAGGAATACTAAACATCCATCCTGCTTTCATAGCAGTGGCCGTGGTATATGGATTATGATTATACATATCCTCTGTTGGAAAAACTATTGCAGATTTAACCTTTAAATATTTACTAAAACTAATCCATCTATTTTTAAATTTGTTTATTAATACTCTTCTAAAACCAGTGCAATCTATAAAAAAATCTGCTGTGTGTTTATGACTACCTTTTATATATTCAATACCGTCTTTATTTAATTTGACTTCTTTAATGGTATCTTCTTGTATTGTTATATTTCTTTCAATGCATTTTTTTTGCAAGTATTTATTTAATTTGTGTGTATCAAAATGCAGTTGATTAACCGGTCTTGGATTATTAGGATCTATTTTTTTAGATAAATATTTTTTACCAAAAACTCCATTGTTTAATACATAGGGTAAATAACCAACATGCTCTTGTCCTAGTTTTAAATCAGGATGCAAAGCGTGTAAGTAATTTTTTTTACCCCATTCTTTAAAATATATTCCTGACTTTAATGTTGAGTTACATTCTTTTACTACTTCATCAAAATCTAATTGACACCAATTCATAAAATCCATCCAGTGTTCTGTGCTTCCTTCTCCTACACCAATAATACCAATGTCTTCAGATTTAATTATTTTAAGTTCTATGTTTTGATTAAATTTTTGTTTTAAGATTAAAGCTGTTACTAGCCCTGCTGTACCTGCACCTACAATTGTTATTTTCATAATTAATGTTCTAATTGTTTTAAATAATCTCTTTCTTTATTACCAGCCATTTCAAATTTTTCAGTAACCTTTATGTCTTTAATTAATATATATTGAACTAAAGGTGTGTTTTTTTTAACTAAGGTTTCACCATGCAAATTATGCCAATACAGCTGTACATTCATGTGGTGAAGTCCGTCACCTAATAAACCCGTTGCAGCAGTAAACACATTTGTATCATTGTATGCTACTGGCATACTAAGTAATTTGTAACCTTTAGGTACATACACTACCCAAGGACTTTGTATTTTAATAACTGTTTTAAGTGTGTTTTCATCCATCGGTCTAAACTTATCTAATTGATCTGGATTATGAAAATGAATGTAATCAAATATAATATCACCATACTTAGAACTTTTTTGGTCAAACTCTGATCTCCAATTAAAAGAACTTTTATTACCGTTTGTTGTAATAGTAATGTCTTGATAGGTTTTTTGAATCCAGCCAGTTTTAATTATACTATTTATACCTGGGCATCTTGCAGTGTGCATAGACGCAGATGTTTTTTTATAGTCTTCATAAGCTTTTTTAAACCAAGAAAAATTTAATGGTTTATTTTTTTCTAAACTAAAAGATATGTCAGGTAAAAAACTTTTAAATATTATTTTATCTTTCATGGTTTTTTTAAATTAAAATTATATGCTAAAGAAATTCTTTCGCTATTATCTTGTTTCATTTCTACACAATGATGTAATGAAGATCTAAATATTAATAGATTACCTTGTATAGAACTATATCTTACTTTTGTGCTTAAAGCCTTAGTGTCTACATCAAATTCTTCAGTGTACAAACCTTCGTTTCTTTCAAATATTATTTTAGGATCTTCTTTTGTTGATTTTAAAACATAAATTACAGATAGCTGTCTATTGGGATGACAATGAAATTCTTGGAAATCATATTTTTTATAAACATTAAACCAACCTTCGGCATTGTTTATAATTAATGTTCCACCTATAGCTTTAATATATTCATGAACTTTTTCGTAAACAATTTTATTTATAATATCAAATCTTTTATCACCACAAATATTATGTGTATGACATGTTTGATATAGTTTTGAGACCCAATTGTTTTCTTTATTTTTTACTTTACCCTGTATTTCTTTACAAACAGGAACTATTTTTTTAGCTATCTTTTCATGGTCTTTTAAAATTTCTTGACCAATAAAAGTAGGAAACCATGTTTCTATATTAATCATACACCTATTTTATTTGGTTTAGGTATTGCTTGTACATTCCAATGAATAAATCTAAATGGTTCATAGCCCACATCTACAGAAAATAAATGTGGTAGATAGGATGGAAAAAAAATTAATGTTCCTGGTTTAACTTTGTAATGTACTTCTGGACTTCCATAAGTAATCTCAGTTGTACTTTTTAATGGTAAACCGTTCATTGCATGACCTGGTCTTGGATCGTGAAACACAGGTTTAGAAGTACATTCACTTGCATTTAAAAAATAAAAACCTGATATATGTCCATTCCAATGAGTGTGTAAAGTATGATGTCCACCACCTGCTTTAGCAAATTCTTGAACCCAACTTTCTGTTAATGTAACATCAAATTTAGATAAGTCATAACCCATTTCTATTAATAGGTTTCTAGAAGTAAGAGTGACGTATTGGTGAAAAGCCATGAAGTTTTCATCTTGTATTAAAGTTGTTGAATGAAATACATGACCCATATCTTTTTTGTTTCCGTATTCTTTATTTCTTTTATCTATCATTGGTTTAAAATGTTTTTTTGAAGCAACGATGTATGGATCTGAATATTTATTTAATTGTTTTATATGTTCTGGTGCTTGAGCAGACCAAACAGGTGTAGGAAATATATCTGTTCTGTTTAAGTCTTTTGGAAATTCTTCAGCAAATTTTATCGCCATCTGTTGCCTCTCATCCAACACACTAAGCTGTGTCTAGTTCCTTTAGTAACAGGTGCTACTTTATGAAATACATAAGAAGGAAAAACTACTGCAGCGCCTCTAGTTTTCATAAAATCTAATTTATATTTTTTTGCATTTTCAGGTAAAGGATGTGGTTTACATAACCAAAAATCTCCACCTTCAAATTCATTAGGGTCAGTTAAATTTAAACATAAAGAAAGTTTTCTTGTATCTGGTTTAGCATCTTCAACAGGTCCATCTAATTGATCTACATGCCATTCATAATGACCACTAGAATCATACCTTGTGTATTGAATAGATTCTGCACGACTAAGATCAAAATTATAACCAGCTTTATTACCCATATCAATAAATTTTAATAGCTCTTTATATATCCATTTGTCGCTTAACCAAACAATTTTAGATTTTCTATAGTCACTAAATACTTGTTTGTGTTGTGGCCCTGTAGTAGATGCTTCTTGTTTTTCTAATGTGCTAGCAAATTTAATTACATCATTACAAAATTTATTGCCTACTGCATTTTTCCAAAACCAAAATAAATTGTTTTCCATATTCTTTCTTTAGGATTTTATACAGGAAAATATATAGTATGTCTAGGGTCTATCCATCAAAATTAACACAACCAGAGACTATAAATTTTAAAACTGTACAGCCCCCTGCAGTGATAATAGTGTTACAACTTGGAGATATTGCTATACTTGATGGTTTACAAGATGAAGGAAATCTTAAGTATACAACACCTGTTGCACCTACATTACTTCTTCCACCGCCACCACCTTGATTGGCTGTAGCCGCGCAGTTGTTTCCACCGTTTCCTCTACCATTACAAGAATTACATACTCCAGATCCTATTCCGCCACATCCAAAATTTTTAGTTGATCCTTCTATGTCAGAAGGTTTTCCAGCTCCAGCTGCTCCATTTCCGCCTCCGCCTCCGGCCGTCGCAGCCGTACATGCGCCTCCACCAGAACCAGATCTAAATCTAGCTGTTGGAGGTCCTGAATAGTTAGGGGCTCCACTTCCTGGATTTCCGTAACAAGAACCAGCTCCACCAGATGTTGAGCTACAGTGGTGATAACAACCACCTCCGCCACCAGATCCGCCTAATGGGTTAGGTGCAGCTCTTCCATTTTTGTGTCTTGTTTCAGCTCCGCCACCACCTTTTACAGTAATAGCTGAAGGCTCGCATTTAAAAGCAATTGAAGTTCCGCCGTCACCAGCTGGGTAAGGAGTTGTTCCACCGCCTGGTCCGCTGTTTCCTGTTCCACCTGCTCCTATTTGAACTGAGATTGCTCCGCAATCAGTATTTTTTGTAATACCAGCTGTGCCAGGAGCTCCGTAAGAAAAGTGAACGCCGCCACCGCCGCCTCCGCCGCCGTAGCCGGACACTCCTCCGCCTCCGCCACCAACAACGAAAAAATCATAAGTAATACAAACAGGGCCACCACCGCCTCCAGAACCAAATCCTAGAACTTGATAACCAAACATTTTACCTTTAGTTGATTTTTTATTTTTGTGTCCTTTACCTTCGACAGTTAAAGGTGTGTCTATTTTTTTCATATCTAAATTCCTTACAGGTCGTTAGCCGCGTCAGTAGTAAAGAATAGTTTAACACCAAGAACTCTACATTCACCAGTAAATGTATCACTACCGTCTGCAGCTTTTCTGAATAATTGAAAGTAAGTTTGTTCACCTGCTGCAGGAGAACCCGCAACTGTCATTGCACTACTTTCAGATGTAATTTGTTGATCTTCAACTGTTCCTATACCCGCGTCTGTAACCTCTATTGCTGTTCCGTATGCAACATCAATAGTGTCATTGTCTGCACAAGCAACTGCTTGTAAACCAAAAATAGCATCTCCTGTGTTTGTAGTAGAAGGAGACCAATAAACTTGATAAGTTAAAGTACCTTCGTTCCAAGATTTAGGCATTGCTACTGTAAATTGTGTGTATTGTTGTGTACTAGCATCAAAATCAAATACTTTTAAATCTGGTCTTGTAGCTGTTGTTTCTACTTGTGCTGCGTCTGCAGGGTTAGTAGTTGGTCCGTACATAGCTGCTGCCGGAACCCACATAGTTTCTTTACCAGCAATTTGAATTGCTGATACATTTCCACCACTATCTTCAGCTTTAATTACACCAGAACCTTTTGTTTTAAGTTCTAAACCAATGTTAGTGTCATCTCCAGATGCTGTAATTGATGGATTATTTCCTGTTGCAGCATTTGCGTATGTGACTTCATTAACAGCAGAACCTGTAGCTGTTAAAGTAATTAATTCATTTCCATTTGTATCTGAAATTTTTGTTCCTATTGCAGGACTAGTTAAAGTTTTGTTTGTTAAAGTTTGTGTTCCAGTAAGAGTTACATCACCATCACCAAAACCTAAAGTATAAATGTCTGGGTTAGTTCCATCATTTCCAGTAGCAAATACAAGTTGATCACCTTTATCAGTTGCTGAAAAAGTAAATGTATCACCAGAACCTGATGCATATTTAAACTGTACTGTGTAAGCACCTGATGTTGAATTTCTTAAAAAATAAAATGTTTGTGCATCTAAAGGAATTGTTACAACTCTAGCTCCAGTAATTGTACCTGTAAGTTCAATCATTCTGTGAGCCATAGCAGCACCAGTTGATCCATCAGAAACTGTAAGAGCTGTTGGTGTTCCGGAATCTCCTACAGCTTGTGTAGTAAACCCACCTGAAATTTGTTCGATTATGTTTAAGTTGGTGTTAGTTTTTGTTCCCCAAGTACCGGCGTTTTCACCAGTTGCCATTAGTTCTACACCGAGAGCCGTATAAGTTGATGCCATAATTTTGTTCTCCTAATTAATATCTTTTTTTATTTGTTTTTATACTTATTGTCAACAAACATATTAAATTAATTTCCTTGTGTAACACGAGAATATCCAGCACTTTGTGTAGCAGTTATTCGTTCATATCCTAGTGGTGCCACTCCAATAGGGGATACACTAGCAGTCGCAGAAACCCCTGTCAAGCCCATAACTTGATCTGCGGGATCTATTGTTCCTGTTGATGCAGTTGTTGAAAGACCTGTTAATCCCATAACTTGATCTGCAGGATCTATTGTTCCTGTTGATGCAGTTGTTGAAAGACCTGTTAAAGTTATAATAGGGTTTTGAGAACTTGCAACAGAACCTATAAATGATTCGGTTTCTAAACCAGTTAATCCCATTACATCTGCTGGCGCTAAAGCACCTGTTGCTGATGTTGTTGAAACTCCTGTTAAATCTACATCTATATTAAAGTTTATAGTTACAGATCCAACTGTTGACGTTGAACTTTGACCTGTTGGAATTAATACAAGATCAGATATTGCTGTTGGTGTTCCAACTGAAGATGTTGTACTTAATCCAGTTAATCCCATTACGTCAGCAACTTCTAAATAATATTCTCCACCCCAACCAGTTGTGGCAGATCCCCAAGTTTGTTTGCCCCAACTAACATCTTCTCCAGTAGCTGTAGTTGCTTCAACACCAGAAACTATTACAACTGTTTGTCCAGATTCTCCCCAGTTTTCAACACCCCAACCGTCTTGTCCCCAACCGGTATTTATTTCTGTTGTAGTTGTAGGTGAACCTAAGCTAGAGGTTAATCCAAAACCTGTAAGTGTAACAACGGGGTTATCACTATCACTCCATGGTTCTTCACCCCATTCAGCTCTACCCCAACCTTGTTGAGCTCCAGATACAGGAGTTCCGACTGATGAGGTTAATGATACACCTGTTAAAGAAACTATTTCATCATTAGATTGGCCCCATGCGCCACCAGTTCCCCAGGCGTCAACACCCCAACCAGTTGTAAATGCTGAACTTATTCCCCAAAGATTTGCACTCCAATTTCCTGCTCCCCAAAAATCAGTATCAGGAGTATTTGCTTGGCCACCCATACCTCCGTGGTTTGTACAATAATAATAAAGAGTTGGTGCGCTAGAAGCTACTTCAATTTGTGTGTAAGCCCCAGATGATCCTGGAGTACCATTTGTTGTAACATTAGTTGTATATTGTGTTCCACCTGCAGCATCTGCAGCTGTTGCAAATCTTAGTGGGTGTGTACTGTTAGATGAATCTGATTGATCAAATTTAAAAGTTGCGCCTTCAACTAATTCTAAAGTAGGTGTTTGAACACCATCAATAAAATATTTGTTGCCGGAACCGGTGCTAACTACTGTTACTGTGAATGTTCGGTTTACCGACATAAGGATTTACTCCTTATGCTATACGAAGTATTGCGTTATCAGCGTCTGCTACTGGAAATTGAATTGTAAAAGTTCCACTTGTTACAGTTTTGTCTGAACCAAATGCGATTGTACAAACTGCAGGGTCACCACTTGCTGAGTCGTTAAAAATTAAACAACCGTTAGCTGTAAAAGAAGCTGATGTCCAAGAGATATCATTAAAGTCACAACATGCAGTATCAGTTGATAAAGCAGGGTTAACACTTGTTAATGCTTTTCCTTTTGCTGTGTAAGCAGATCCTGATGTGTTTGTAATTTCAGTGTTAGATCCACCGCCTGGATTTGTTGCATACGCTGTTGTTGATTTATTTAAAGTTGCAGAGCTTGTGTATAAAGCTATGTTAAAAGTGTTTCCTCCAGATGCTAAAAAATTGTGTTTAGCTTCTAGAACTTCTGTTTTGAAACTGTTGCATACTGCCGATACTATTGCCATAATATTTTTCTCCTAATTATTGAGGCGGTGACTCGATTGGTATTCTTATTGTTCCATCCGTGTAATCGTCTCTTCTTCGTCTTCCAATTTGCATCGCTGCAAACTTTTGTAGTTCAGTTTTATACTTTTGCTCGTACAATGTCAACATATCAGTTGGACCTTTTAAAAATCCATATGCCTCTACTAAACATGCATATAACAGACCTTGAGGGAAATTCAAACTAATATAATTAGTTTGATTACTAGACTCTAAAGTAGCAGGCATTTTATTGTAATATATTCTAAATATATAATTAGCGTCTGGAGTAGGTGCTAAATAGATTGATCCTGATGTAGTATCAGATAATCCTGTTGCTCCTCCAAACATAGAGTAATATTTAGGTTTTCCAGTAACATCTGCTCCTGATGTAGTTGACCCTTCTGGACCTGTTAATCTTCCTACATACTCACTTAAAAAAGTTTGATCTCGTCTTTCTAACCATGTACCTTTTTCTGTTGTATTAGTAGCGTTAAATACTTCTACACCTCTTACAAATAAAGTTCCTGCTGGAACTCTAATATTATCTACATCAGTTGCCATTGTACCTTGGTCCACGAATCTGTCTGAATCCATAGGTAAATCCATCATAATTCTTTGTTGAGCGTTTAAAATAAAACTTTCTAAAACATCTGTTGTAAAAACGTTAGCGTCTACTTCTGTGTAG